ATGAGGAGGCCACGGGTCTTCGTCGGCGGGGAAATGGGGTGCTGTAGGGTCATCCGGAAAAACCGCCACGAACCTACACCGTTCCCTATTATGCAGCGCTCCAGAATCAGAAGGAATATCCGAGAAATCTATAACGCCGCTATCATAATCGATAGTGTAATGAACGTCTCTTTTAAGAGCCACGCCATCCACGTAAATGGTCTCGGAGTTTACGACAACGGGAATCTTTTCTAGTTGGGCACTAGAAGTTTCCCCATCGCCCATCATCACTTCCTCGCCGTTAATCTGGATCGCTTCAGTCTGAACGCACACTTGGGAATAGGCTTCGCGGTCATCTATAACGACGTTCCTAGAAAACAAATCTACGCCTCGTTCAAACTGATAAGTGCCAGTAGCAGGGAAGTTAAAATTAAATAAACGGTCTTCTGGAGGACCAACAATTACTGTACCGTCATATTTCTCCACTATGCGCCAACTCGGTCGGGCTGAAAGAATTTGATTAATAGCGTCCAAGGCCATGGTGTCTCTGGGAAAGGAAAATCCTACTCCGGATGTGGCTAACATAAGCTCGCCGGTGATGTCATCACAAACTACGAGAGAAGTGATGCCACACCCCGACAAAATATCTTCAATCCACGCGTGGGGATTATAAGGAGCGGTATGATACAGCTCATCAATTGGAATGGGTAGGTCGCCCAAGAATTTCCCTACGCTATTTCTGGCGTCCAAACTAATATCGCCAGGAACATCGAACCCAGCCCTATCCATGTAGTAAGCCCCCAAAGGCATCCACTCTGTATCGCCAATGCGGAACTCTAGGGTAAGCCGCGTGCCCAAATAGAGAACAGAGCCTTGAGGATTAATCTCTTTAAGCAGAGGCTCGTTGGCATTCTCGAAAGATGCGGACAAAGCGGTAATGGGGTCCGTAAGACTTAGGGACAAAGAGCCGTCCAAAAGGTAATCGCTGATGTCGGTGCTCACAGTATCAGGAGGACGCACCTTCCAGACCCCTGTGCCAAACTCCGAATAACCGACAGCCCAAATATTAGTTCCAGGAAAACACCAAAACTGGTAAATAGCTACTGGATGCCCTTCATCATCAGAACCCTCGACGAATTGAACATCAATCGGTAGAGCAGGCTTGCTGGAATCCAAAACTTGCTCGCCAAATGCAGCGACAAAAGCCGCTCCAGCCCTCCAAGAGAAGATACCGTTAGCAGGGGCATAAACTTTCCCCTCAAGGCCTGGAAACTCCTCCCAAACAGATTCGCCGTACGCGGTGTTTTTAAGAACCACGGGAATGAACTGAGCGCCGCCCTTGGTACCCGAAATAACGGGGCGCCAATAAGAAGACACAGAAACATTATCGAAATCGTATCCTGCGTCAGCTAAGTATTCGGTGGTCGACCAAGCGGTACCGTCCCAAAGAAAGATTCTTCCACCGTGCCCTACTGCCCAGATGTGGTCTGATGCGCAGCCCGCCATACGAACATGCTCATGCTGGTCATACGCTTCAGCGTTCTGCGCACGAAAAACTGACCAAGCTGAGCCATTCCAGTGCAGCTGAATACCATACTCACCTATAACCCAAATGTCGTTCTTGTTAGAACCCCAGATCCAAGTGAGCGGAGGACCATCTTCGACCAGAGATACTGTCCAGCCACGGACGGTGTAGTGAAGAATAAGGTGCTGACCGACGGGGCCATCAGGCCTGTGCCCGACTGCCCAAACATCCTTAGGACCGAAAGCAGTTATACTCTCAAGTACCCAGTGATTATCTTCGAAGCCCAAGTCATGCTGTAATACCCAAACTAAACCGTTCCAATAATAAATCTGACCGATCGTATTGCAAATCCAAATCTGCTTGGGACCAAGCGCTGTGATGGCGGTCCAAGTCTTACCAATGCCCAAGGGAGTGCTCGCGAACTCTTCCCAATAACTATTGTACTGGAGGTTATATACTTCGGGGTCGTCGTCAGCTGGACCCTTCCGGTAAAGGTCCTGGAGACCGGCGCCCCTGGCATGGACGGCCCAGATATTATCCCTATTGGTACCCTCCATAACGGGCCAAGTGCCATTATTGAGGTTAATTTCCGTCGACCGTCCACTCGCCCATCTATGAAATAACTGCCCGTCATTAGCATAATAAAAATCATCCCAACGAAGGGCGTAAATGTCCCCTAGCAGGCCGCCAGTGGTGAAGACTACGGAATAAGTATCCGAGTGGGGATGATAAAGCTCAACACGGAGGTCACCACCGTACATGCTGCCACAAGTGAAAAAGCAGCAACCATCATTCAGGGCCGCTCGTAGAACGCCCGGCGGCACCGCCTCGACAGACCAAGACGAGCCATCAAAATGATGAAGTGTACCAACGTTCCAAGACGCCTCAGAGTAAACATGCTTTTTGGGGGCAGCTATAACCGGGCCGACGTGAATCCCCGGGTCCGAAGTCACATGGGTCCAGGCTGAACCATCCCAGTGGTCAACACCAACATTCTCGATGGCAACCCAAACTTCATCGCCTCGACCGGCGATACCAGTAGCGGCACATTCATGATGAGTCCATACTCCATTAGCCCAGTGTGACGCCGCGCGCGAATGAGCTACCCAAAAATCATCAGGGGAAATCCCATATATCTCTAATGGCCAGCGCCAAAAATTGTCGGTGTAGTTATCAGGAGGCACCAGACCGTTAAAATCAGACCAGGTTTTGGTGGCCCTCTCGTAAAAAGACACGTGACTGTTGTAATAATGGGGGGCATTAACGGTATCCCAAAAGTACACAAAAGTATAATCCTCGCTACAGGAGACAGCAATGCCCGATTTGCCCTGAATACGCCCGACGAAGGTCCAGGCTGTCGCAACTGACTCAGGACGCGGCGGCGTATGGTACGCAAGAATACGGGCTTCCGGGTTAGCGTTGTTATACAGAGTCTGTTGGGCGGAGATAAGCTTGGCGAGCATTCCTTCGGGAAGATAAAGCATTACTGATTCCCCCGGGTAACGACCAGCAGCTCCAGAGATGCGGAGTAATAGCGATAGCCCTCATTGGACCATTCAGGAGCTGCCCTGATATAGCCCGTAGCGTAAAAAGTGAGCCAACGGAGTAACATCAAAGTGCCTGTAGCCCAGTGGTCTGAAATAGTGTTGGCCACAGTTTCCTCGGCACAGACGGTAAAAGGAATAACAGTAAAAGGGATGCCAACTACCTGGACCACGACTGTCCCGTCCAAGCGAGAACGTTCAATGCGATTGCCCTCGCGCTTCCTGGGAACAACGTCCTTAACATGGTCGGTTAAAAGCACTGTTCCTGAAGAGACATAAAATCCATCAGCCATTAGGCAAACCTGATCTCTCGACGAAGTTGGTCGATGACTATGGGCATAACTGCCTTGAGCTCCCCTTTGTCATTAATGCCCTTGACTATCAGGGGTTCGGGGAAGTGATGAATGACTATACCGCCCTGGCCGCCCATGCGCGCCAGGGGAACAACGGCTTCCGGACCGGCTTCTCCTATTACCGCGAGGGTTGGTTTAGTAACTATGCCGCCGGCGGCATAGTAGCCGGGGGCCCTCTGCTTGGTCCCAAAGTCTATTTCAAGTGCCTCTTTAGCAGTGTACTCATACTGCGGCGACCCCTTCTTCGCTCCGGTCTCGAGGTTAGTAAGGAACTTTCTTAGTTGGTCATAAGTACCCGCGGTCATTGTGGCCTTGCCCTTCGCCAAATAGTCTTCGGCGGCTTTGGCGCCCTGCACTTCATAAGTTTTACGTAGCTCCTCCATCTCCATAGTTTCCGCTTCTTTTTCCTGGGCCCAAGCCTTTGCAAGTTCCTGATATGCTTTCACCGCCCCCCATATCGCGAAAACAAGAGCGGCGATCGCAAATGTCACCCCAGCTATCTCTATGGCCGTTAAAGCCGCGCTCGTCCCCATCGCAGCCATGTAATCCGTGAACATATTTAACGGGGCGGTAGCGAGACCCCCTATGAAAGTCCCGACCTTCGAAGTAACACGCACGAGGGCTGGAAGAACCTTCCCCTGATTCATCGCGGACCAGAGTTCTGTTGCACTGCCGCAGGCCCGGACTGTGCCGGTGAGGGTCCGAAACTTATCTACGAGGGTCTTAATGATATTGAATCCAATCTTGACCCCACCAATCGCCGGGCCAACCGCGACAAGGATCGTAGAAAAGCTGGCAGCCTGGGTGATAAGATCGCCGTAGGAGTAGGTAACCCGCTTCACCCACTCGTTGAGGTGCTGCATCCACGTATAGGATTTCTCTTGATTCTTTGCCTGTTCTTTGAGAACGTTGCCAGACTCATCGACCTTCGTCCGCCACTCGTCGAACTCATCCTTCGACAATCCCAAGTTTGAGAGTAGTTTGGTGAAACTGCCGTTGGCGTCGTCAATCCCTTTTCCGAGAATCAACTTCGCCTGGCGACCGGAGATTCCGAAGTGGTCTGTCAGGGCCTTCAACAGGGCTGCGGTGTCGTTTATGTCCAGCCCCATCGTCTTCAACTTCACACCGGACTTCCCGATGAAATCCATGAAGCTATTGACCGTCAGGGTCGTTTCTCGAAGTACGAACCCAAAAGCATTTGTTGCCTGGCCCTCCTGTCCAGCCTCGATACCCACGGCGTTCAAGGCAACAGAAGCCTTAGCCAAATCAGCAGACGATTCTCCAGAGGCCTTCGCTACCATGTCCCAGTAGTCCGCATACTTCTTCAACGAGTCGGCCGACTTCAAGCCCTCCTCGCGTCCGATTTTCATGACGCTGATTACATCGTCAATAGAGAAACCGACATCGGCGGTGGACTTGATGATGTCCCTCATCTTATCGGATGAGATCCCGGTGGCGGCCGCGAGGTTCTGCGTGCCGACGGAGAGCTCGGCCTGCTGCCTCCCGAGAGCTTCTAGGGCTATCCCGGCACTACCCATAGCGAGGCTTATCTTCCCCCAGTTATCGGCAAGGGTCTTCCCGACGTTAGAACCCGAGTCCCCGATGGACTTGAGTACCTTGCTTGCATCATCTTTTGCGCGAACTATGATGTCCATAAACGCCATGGTCTATCCTCTGCTGCCGTATAGAGCCTTAAGAGCCTCGGGTAACGCTGCTATTAGAAAGGCGAGTTGAATCGGGGTCAGGTCACTCTGTCGGCGTTCCAGCGGGAGGCCCGTCAGGTGGAGTATCGCTATCTGCTGCCCCTCGTTCGTCGTCGCGAAAGGACCGTGCGAGACGCAGAAACTCCTGTTCCTTCTCCGGGTCCTTCGAGACGCCGCTGAACTCCTGGATGGCGTTGGCTATCTCCGCCGTTGCTCCGGCGGGGAGCCTATCCAACTCGGTGTCCGACCACTTCTCCACCAGGCCCAGTTTGCAGGTCAGGACGTTGGAGGCCCGTTCGTTCTTGGCAGCGTCCCCGGCGTCGAACTCCTGTTCGTCACCGCGCTTCCGGATGGTCATGCGGAGCCCCTGCGTGACGACCCGCTGTACCTGTGCGTACTCCCCGTCCGTGATTGCGTGTATTTCGACCTCGCCTTTGAGTGACTCGATACAGACGGTCGTCACGCCTCGGGTTCCTTCGAGTATCTGCTGCTTCGTCAAAAGCTCGCTCATCAACTACCTCCTATTGCCATCTCCGCCTGGTCGTTGGTGATGCTGGCCAGGATCTCTGTCTCGACCGTCGTCACGTCATCGGCCAGGAGAATCTCATCCTCGAAGGCCTCGCCGTCAGCGCTCAGGTCGATCGGGTCCTGGCCCTTGACCGGCAGCGGCACCTTCGTGAAGATGCAGCGCGGCATGGTAAGGACGATCGACCCGCCGGCGCCGGCGTTGAAGGTTATCGTCAGGGGGACCTCCGTCGAGCCGGCCGTAACCGGACCGGACGGCCCGCCCCACAGAAGGTTCAGGGTGTCGAGGTCGATGTAGTACATGTCGAGGCTGAAGGTGACCTCTCGGGATCCCGCCGGCATCCTACGGGGGAACCGGGAGCCCAGCGAACGGCCCGACTCCGACTTGATGTTGTTCTTTATCTCCAGCTTCAGCCCGGTGACCTTGGCCGAGACGTCGATGTTGTTCCTGGAGATGGTGACCTCGTGGAACATGAGCGGGTATTCGGTGGGGAGCAGGGATTCCACCGCCGCGCGAGTCATGATGTTGGCCTTGCCGTCCTTGGCCGCCTTGACCGCCAGCTTGGCAGTCGTATAACCATCTTTGACCTCGAGCTGCAGGGAGTCGAGCGCGCACCCGCTGAAGGCGTGCTCAAAGTCGGTGCTGTTGATCTTGTCCTTGCCAAGCCTAGCGCAGAACGTGGGCAGGAACGTCTCGTAGGAGCCATAGATCTCATGGAGGTATAGCGCCTGTGCCCCGCTGAAGACGTAACCGCCGAGAGCCCACTTGAGGATCCAGCCGATCGTGCGCACGTCGAAGGCGTACTCGATGTCACCCTCGCACGAGTAGAAGCTCGGCCGGTGGACCCTCTGGGCCCTGCCGAGCGCTCCTTTGTAGACCAGCTCAGAACCGCTGCCGGCCTCGATCGAGGCGGCGGTCTCGTCCACGCAGAAATGCGCGGCCGGTGCAGGGCTGACCGCGAACGAACTCTCCTCCGCGAACCCCGCGTATCTTAGAACTTCCATCTCAAGCCTCCCTTTCGAGGTACCTGAATTCCGCTTCCATCATGTATCCAGCGCTGAAAAGGTCGCTGGCGCTCATCCCGGCTGTATCCGTCGCCAGGTATTGGATCCTCTTGACGTTCCGCACGATTCCGCCGAGCGTTCTGCTCCTGACCAGAGAGGACGATGCCTTGGCCGCCATGTCATCAGCTTTCTTCCGGCCCTTGACCGGGTCCGTCTCCTTGATCACCGCGGCCACCGCGAACCGGAACTCCCATATCTCCCCCATGCCGCTGAATGCGATGTTGGAATCGGCGGGCAATATCCATATCACCGGCGGCTTGAGGTCCGAGACCCTCACGCGGTCGCCGTAGTTGATCGCCCGGGCGCCAATATTGGCGTCGTCGATTATCTTGACGATGGCTTGTCGTATGCTCTCGAGCAGATCATTTAGCTCCACTCGTCGCCTCCTTCACGACCTTCTCCGCGATCATCGGGATCCGTCTCTCCGTGGCCTCGAGCGCCCTGGTGATGTAGGGGTTCGCCTCGGTCCCCGGGTGATTGACGAGCTTGCAGAAGACATCCTCGCCCCCGACCGTAAAGTGCAGGGCCTGCGCATTCTTCGGGCGGATCTCGTGCGGCGGGGTCCCGGTCTGGACGTACCACCTGTACTTGGTGTTGCTGTTGATGGCCCAGACCAGCTCGTCGACCTTCTGCAGCATCCAGGACGAGGCGAGCCTGCCCTTGTCGATCGGAGACTCCTTGCGGACGTTCGCATGGACATCAAGAGCCGTCAGCTGGATACCGCGGGCGAGTGCGCCGGGGAACCTCTTGGCCAGCTCCACGACTTCGTGGTTGTCGAAGGTGATCTCTATGGTGTCCATCTGTCCGCCTCTGTCTCCCACCACCGCTGCCTCACGATACCCATGGCAAATCGGGCACCCCCGGGCAGGCGCCTGAGGTCTGCCTTGATATCGTCCGTGATCTGCGGAATCAGCAGGTCGATGCGCCTGGAGACGTTGTCGATCTTGTCAACCGGAAGAGTCCTGTTGTCCACGGCCTTTATCATCGCGTTGGCGGTGATGCGCATGGAGATATTCTGGAGCAGAGGGGCCAGCTCGGCATCAGCACCGGCCGTGTTGAAAGTGCGCCCACGGTCACGGTTGATCATGACGTCCGCCTGGGTGATCAGCTTCTCGATCATCGTATCGAAAGAGCCGGGGTTCACGAGGCCGAAATCCTCTTCCTTGAACGCCGTGAACTCCTTGACGTCATTGAGGGTGCAGTACATCAGACATCCTCCAGGGTCTTCATCCAGACCGCCTTGTAATCGATTGGTCCTTCCCAGCTCTGCGCCTCCGCCTGCGCCCGGGCCCTCCGGGAATAATCAGCGGTGTCGATCGTGAGAAGCCACTCCATCTTCGCTCGCAGGGCCTCTGCCGAAACCTCGTTATAGATCGTGTTCAGCGCACAGCCGGCCGTGATCATCTGCTGTTTCCAGGGCTTGACGGCAACCGTAAGGCAGGGTTGTGCCCCTTTGTGCCCACCAGAAAAGGGAACTATCCCGCCGCCTTCGCCATGTGCCGGCCCGGTCGCTCGAGGTAGTAGCGGATCTCGCGCTCTACTAGCACCCCTTCGTCCTCTGGTGCGCCTTGAGTCCCGCCACGGTCTTCGCCACGAACCCACAAGCGCAGATGTTTCTGGGCGGCTCCATGAACGGAACTGGCTCCACCACTGGCGCTTCGACTGGCGGCTCCATGAACGGAACTGGCTCCACCACTGGCGCTTCGACTGGCGGCTCCATGAACGGAACTGGCTCCACCACTGGCGCTT